CTCAATCTTGCTAAAGCCATATTCATAGCTTGCTCCGCGTCTCTTTTTGGTACAGTATCAGCCTCATCAAATCCAACTGCACAGAGATTTTGTCCTCGAAGGCGTTGGTATGTAAGAATAGTTCTTAATAAAATTGTATGTGAACCTTCTTGAAAAGATAATACATATTCTGGAAGAGGTGAAGCTCTAAAAGTATATGGTATCTGCCATTCTTCAAGCAAATCATTCATAGTTCGCATTAAAATGTCCCGGAGCATAGGCGACGTAGGTTCAAAAACAGCTGAAATATGTCCAACATTCATAGCTGCAAGCATAAAAGATTTTGAAACTAAAGCATAAGTTTTACCAGCACCAAAACCACAAACTAAAGCTAATTTTCTATGTTCAATATCTTTACAAAATTTTTCCTGATGAGGTAATAAATTATTTTGAATTTTAGTTATAACTTCATTAGCACTAGGTAGTTCATATAAACCATTACCGCTTAATACATGACCTTGTTTTAAAGTATCTAAAAAACTCACGAACAAAGATCAGCTAATTTTGCTGCAGTATTTATAGCTCCAAGTGCAATATTAAATTGACCTGCGCTTCTTGCTTCCATTTGTAAAGTAGAACATTGAGCTAATAAATCAGCAATCATTTGGGGTCTTTCAATATCCCAATCTTTTTTAATTTCATCTCTTGCTTTTTTTAAATAATTATCAACAGTACCTTCAGACACCCCCCAATTTTCCCTAGCGTATCGTAGGCAATCAGACCTTCTACCACCTCGCGCAATGATACGAGAAAGCTTTTGTACTCTGACATCTATCTCAATTTTGCTTGATTCAGCAGCTGCCATTAATTAATTATCCTTTTGAAACCAATGTTTGTATATTTCTAATGCTACACGCTGAGTCATAAAAGGGGGAACACTCATACCCATTACATAGCACGGATCTGTATTTAAAAAGTTAAAATCCTCTGGAAAAGTTTGTATTCTTTTTATTTCATAAGAATTTAAATATCTAGGTTTATTCCAATAAACTAATCCTTGAGTTGCAGTTACAGTACGCGAAGGTAATCGAGGATTAACAGTACTCATGTTAAAACAATGCCCTTTTGGGTGAACAGTTGAAAATGATTTACCAGGTTTTACTTTAAACCAAAGTTCTTTTAATTTATCACTAATTAATTTTTCTTCTGTATTAGGTTCAATTGTTTTACATGCTTCTGCAACTGAAATAGGTTGTTCATTAAATAAAGGTTTAAATGGTTTTAAATTTAAATCAGATCGGCGTGCAATAAAAAAAGTTCTTTCCCTTGCTTGCGGTACACCCATTTTTGCTGCATTAAATAAAAATAACTGAGTTTCATAACCAGCTTTTTTAAAATCTCTGAATATTTCTTTAACATAACCACGAGCATTTCCAGCAATTAAACCTTTTACATTTTCAGCAACAACTACTTTAGGTTGTAAAAGTTTAGCTGTTTGAATGAAATGAAAAAATAAATCATCAAGCCTTTGATATTTTTGACCTTCTCTAAATTTATATTCAGTACCCCATTTTTTTTCACGCTTACCTGCCATACTAAAAGTTGAACAAGGTGGTGAACCATCTAAAATATTTAAATTTTTTAGTTCTTCAGGTATTTCGTTTAATTTATTAAATTCCTGGACTCCCATTAAATAACTATATTTTGGTTTATGGTTAGCTCTATAAATAGCCATCATTTCTTTATCAATTTCAACTCCGCCTAAAACATTAAAGCCTGCAAGTTTATAGCCCATTGAAGAACCGCCGCCACAGTGAAAACAACTAAAAACATTTAAATTATTTTTTTTAATATCTTTTAAATCAGATAATTGCCAAGAACCAAGTTTTTTTTCTATCATTTTTTATTATTAAATTCAAAACCGCAGCGTGGGCAAGTATTATCAAATTCACTAAATTCTGCTTCTCCATGTTCTCGTGAACCTTCAAAGTCTTTAATTTCACCATCGCCCAATAATTGTGATAAATCATCATCATCAAAAAAAGGTTTTAAATCATAATCCATAGTTAGTTCTTCAAGAACTTCTCTATCCCATTCAGATAAATCAGATGATCTATTATCAGCAATAGCTAAACCAACTTTTTGATCTTTAGTTAAATTAGTTCTTTTTACTGCAATAATTTCATCTCCATTAGTTTCTATAACTTTTACATTTTTAACTCCGGCAGCCTTTGCACCTTCAATAGTTCCATTACCAGCAATAATTGTATTGTTTTCATCAATAACAATTGATCTACCGGTACCAAATTTTTCTAAAGATTCAGAAATTAATTTAGCTGATCGATCTGTTCTCAATCGAGCATTGTTCGGATCTTGATTTAATTCCTGGATTGAGATCGTGTTTTCCGATTTTTCCTGCATAATCTAATGATCTGTCTATTGATTTTAATTGGTTATGAACTGATAATATCAATTCTTTTTCAATTGGCATCTTTTCTTCTATAGCATTATCACGAATAGCCGCTGCAATTACTTCAGCTTTAAACAATAATTTTTTTAAAGATTTAATTACTGGTTGTTGTCTCTCTGATGTCATTAAAAATACCTTTTGAATTAGTTAATTGTTGTTTAACTTTAAGAATATAACTAGGAAGTTCCATTTTATTTCCTTTTAAATTTTCTTGTCTAATTTTATTTAATTCTTTACAAGTAGCTTCCCAACTTTCTTTTCTTAAAGTATGAATTAATCTAGTTTTATCCTTTGGTATATCTACTCCAACATTGTTACATATAGTTGAAGATTCATCACGAAAGCCAGATTTTACTCTTGAACCATCATCTGCTTGTTGAGGATAAGCAGCTTGACACCAACAAATAATAGCTAAATCATAATTTTGATTGTAACCTGGTAATTCATTAGATAAATATCCATCAGAATTATGTACAATTCCAGAATCATTACAAGCAAAACAATTGTAATCTGGAACTCGAAAAGTTAAATCTCGATCAATAGCTGATCTTTTAAAAAAAGTCATAAGGCGGGTTTAAAATGGAATATTATTCCTGGACTTTAATTTTAACTTGCTTTTTGGTTCTTGTACACAAAGAAATACTTCATAGTAGCCATCTTTTATCCATTTAAACGCATTTGGAAAACAGGTAACAAATCCGCCATCTTTTTCAATTTTATTTTGGTCAGCTATAGCTCTTAATAAAGCAGGTTTTAATTGACTTTGTATTTTTTTTGAAAGTTTATTGTAATGCTGAAAAGTAAGTTTTTTGGATTGACCACTAGCTCTTTTCTTAATTTTTTGATATTGATCCCAAAAATCATTAAATTCATCAGTATATATATTATTTGTTTTAGTTATTTGTTTTAGTTTATCTTGTTTTAGTTCGTGTATCTCTCGAATACTACCCCTAGTATCTGAGAAAGACTGGGGTGGTATCTGAGAAATACTAGTATCTGAGAAGTACTGCGGTTGTTTACTAGGGTTTTGAAGTTCTGGGTGAGTGGTGGTATTTGTGAGAGACTGCCTATTTGGTGGTTCAACTTTTAATTCATGCCATACTGTAACTCGATAAGCATTAGTTGATTGAAGGCCATCTTCGACTCTACCAATTTTTTCTAACCAACCTTTTTCGCATAATGATTTAATTACTTTAACAACTTTATTGCGACCAATTTTTGCATCTTTTGCAATAGTTGAATAAGAAGGCCATATATTGGGATAGTAACTTTGTAAAACCCATAAAACAGCTAATTCATAAGGATCAATTCTACCTTTTAATGCTGTTGGTAATGATACAAAGGGCGTTTTTTCAGGTATAAAACTCATGGTTCAAAAAATTTATATTGATGTCAAAGGGCTAGATCCAGCTCCGCAAGGAAGTAAAGTCTACATTGGCGGAGGAAGAATGATTGAAAGTTGTAAAAGATTGAAGTCATGGCGGGTTTTAGTTGAGAAAGAAATCAAAAAAGCTAATAAAGAAATGATAACTGGACCTTGTGAAGTTCATATTTCTTTTCGTTTATCAAGGCCTCAGTATCATTTTTTATCCAGTGGTGAACTAAGAGAAGATGCACCTAAACATGTAATTACAAAGAATAGAGGTGATCTTGATAAATTGGTTAGAGCATGTTTTGATTCACTAAGCATGACAGCTATTTCAGATGATGCCACCGTTGTGCAGTTAAATGCAAAAAAAAGGTTCGTCACTGAACATGAAGAACCTGGAGCACAAATTTTAATTTTAAGTATAGATTAGTCGAACAGACCCCAACCCGCAAAAGTTAGTCTTTCCCTTCAATAGCTTTGCAATAAAGAAGGTATTTTATCCTTAAAAGGATTCGACTAAACTAAGAATAGCAGATTTATTTAGGTAAATTCAGGATAAGATCGAGTTAATCTTTTCTCTATATTTTTATGGTCAACATTAAATTCAACCAATAAATCTTCTTTTTCTTTAATTAAATTTACTTTACGTTGTTTTGAATTTTTAATTTGATCTTTAAGATACTTAATTTGTTCTTCTAAACCTTCTATAAATTCATTAGTTGCTTGAATTTTATCATCTTGTTTTTCAAGAATTTGAAATTCTTCAGAATCTTTTCCCCAAGTGATTGCTTGTCTTAAAATTCTTTCCCAATGGTTTAATTCATCACACCAATGTTCAGATTC